ATTGCTTCTCGCCCATTCAAGTCTGGTCTTCAAAAAGACCGGGACTTCTATCGGAAGAAGCACGGACCTAAAGAAAGTCCGAAAAATTCGGTAGCTGAAATCAACTTCGGTTGGGTTCAGTTATACCGCGACCTTACGGGACTCCTAAAGTTCCAGGAACACGTTGAAAAGCGTGACCGGGAACTCCGATCTCTGTATGAGAAAGGCGGACTCAAGCGTAAGCGTGTCGTGTGGTCAGGTCACACTGATTATATCAGCGCACACAACCTCGTTGTTAACAGCGTTGAATGTTTCGTAGAGGTGGATCGGCGGACCCAGAAGCAAGTACTGCTCTGGGTTACCGTCCGTTGGGTTTATCCTTATGATAAACCGATCCCCACTGACAGCGAACGCCTACAACAGGCACGTCTGTTGGTCCATGGGTGGTCTAACGCTCCCGCAAGGGTGTGGGAGGCTTTACCATGGTCATGGTTTATAGACTACTTCGCGGGCATTGGCGACTTTCTTGAGGTCTCCAATAACTCCCTCGGAGTATATCCAACGAACATTTGTGTGTGTAGACAAGAAATCTCGACCATATCCGACACTATTGTTGGACAGACCGAGCCTTCTTGGTTCTCTGTGACCCCCGGAACCTTCAAGCGGGTTCTTAAAACCCGCACCATAGGTTCCTTCGGCTTAGCAACTCACGTCCCGATACTTTCGGGATCTCAACTAACTACCCTTGCTGGCATTGCTGCCAACTATGGTGGCTAGGCAAGTAAGGAGAGCCTACTATGGCTTTTGGTTCGTCAATCACCGTCACCGTTAATGGTGTTGGTAAAGTCCTGCAAAGGACCGGTAATGGGCCTGGTCAGTCCCAGTTCATGCTCCGCGAAACGGGCATGGAATGGTTACTGACCATCGCGCACTCGAAAGAGAGCGGGGTAATGGGTGATGGTTATCCCATGGAGCGGCATATGATCCGCTTCCGGAAAACCATCTACGCAGTACCTGGTACATCGCCTGAGAAGATCACCGAGTCGTACTTTATTCTGCGTTCGCAGAAGAGTGCGGATCTCGCAGCTGACGAGTTGGTTGACCATGGTCTTGTCGACCTGGTCGACAGCGGCACGGTTGCCGCTGACCTTCTCGCTTGGATGCAGTAAGCATCCTTAGCTGGATCTTCAACGTGACTGGCCTCTAGCCCGTAGGACACAACACCCAGAGGTGGGCATAGTGTCTAAGAGCTACGTCAGTAGGTTTCTGGACGCCTACAGGAATATCTTCCAAGATATTTCTGCAAACTACCCAAATCTCCGTCGTGGTTTTGATAGAGACATGTCTCGACTCAAGTCCGCATCTGAGAGATTGGGTGAATCGTTCTTCACGATCCACCTGCCTGCTGCTCGCAAGATCCTTGATCGTGCGGTCAGTCAGGGTTCCCTGTCCCCGCTGGACTCGATACCCTTTATGGGTCGAATCAACGGTAGAACCTTAGTGCCGAGACTCTTCTCGGGACTCTGGTTGGAACTCTTCTCAGTAGACGGCGTGCTTAAGCAGGGTGCCGATCCCAACATCCTTCTATACTTAAGAACAGTATTTTCACTGTTCAAGAAGCTGGAGGGTGAGTGCTCCCGTTCCGCGGCGTATGCCGCAGTAAAGGAGTACTATGAGATTGACACTGGCCTACCTGAAGGGGCCTCGCTTTGGGATAGTGATGGGAATTTTGACCACGATCTTCGTGGTTATTCCCTTACTGACCTTAGCGGCGTCCCGACAGGCGGATTGTTCGATGGGTGTGACAACCCCGAACTGCCTCTGCTTGCTCTTGCGCAGCAAATCGCTGACAGAGCTTCCACTCTATTGGGGGAATTCATCCCCGGTGAGTGGCCCTTTAAGCACGGACCTGGAGCAACTTCTGAAATACCTAGAGGCAGAGGGTACAAGTACCTTTTCCCTGGGTGGTCCAGAAGGCTGCAGAGGGTCTTCCCCGGAGAACTGTTCGCTATTGCGAACCCCTCCATATTGGGAGAAGACTTTTCCATTGACGGTTTGTGCGCCTCTTCCGAGGCCCACGCTCGACTGATTGAAGTACCAAAGACGTATGAGGCTCCACGGCTTATCGCTGCGGAACCTACATGCCACCAATGGTGCCAACAATCTATCGC